AATTTTAATGTCGGTAATAAGAGTGCCAGCAGGTTGCGTAAACTGACCAATCGCAGGGCTATCGCCAGCAGTTTCGTTTACAGTTACGCCAGTAACACGAGCCACACGAGGTAGTCCAGTTACTGTTTCGTTGCCTTGAGCATCTTTAGAAACTTCTTGAAACCCGTTTTCAGATCGTACGGGGCCGTTAAATGTAGTATTAGCCATAATATAGTTCTCACATGTGAGTTAAAGTGAACTTGTCTACATGTCGTCAGCCGGGGCTGTCAAGTCCACCGAAATGTTCCCGGTTTGTGTTAACTTATCACAGTATAATATAAAAGACAATAAAAAAGGGAGCCGAAGCTCCCTTAGTAACCCAACGCAAAAACTTATGCGCCCGGTGATCCGAAGATACCAAGTGGGTCAGACACACCGAACGAATAACGTTCACGAGCCTTATAGCGACTGTTGCCAGTATCGAAATCAGCGTCCATAGAGGTTGCCATTTTCGCACGTACAAAGTGCTTCATGCCGTTAGGAATGTCAGTAGTTAAGAACCAAGCATTAGGCTCTGTTAGGTAATGGTTGACAGCGTATCCGCCCGGAACCGAACCGTTGTTCGATAGAGCATTGATGTCATTGTCAGCCGTACCAACACGACCTTCAGTCTCAAGCAAACGAGTCGCTACGAACTGTAGATCAGATGGGATGATGAGCTTTTTAGGCTGTGTAGCAATTTTTAAGCCACGCTCATCTGTCCACTGACCGATCTGAATAACAGCCGCTTCCAAAGAAGTTTCGTTAAGGTCAGCACCAACAGTAGGTCGGTTTGAGTTAGCACCACCAGAAACTAGTGGGTGGTCAGTTGCACAAAGAACTTTACCATCACCATAAGTAGTGCCAGAGAAAGCGCCATTCAATAAAGAGGCAGCTTTAACTTGCTTACTGTACGCCATAGCGCGAGCCAATGCTTTGGTATAACGAGCAGACAAAGAGTCATACAAGTTATCTTCAATCGCTTCTTCAGTGATTGCAAAACCCATAGCAACGGTTTCGTGCGTGTAGCGAGCGGTGAACGCTTCTTGTGCAGTGTCATACTCGATTGATGCGCCTTCAGATTTAGTAGGTGCAGAACCGAATCCTGACAGTTTAGTTTCTTCTTCAAACGAACGATCAGAAGTCTCAGTTTCGTAGATTTCTGCGTGCTCGTCACCATATTTAGAGTACTCTAAACCAAACAAAGCGTTCAGTCCGGGAAGTAACTCTTTAAGCAGTTGTGATCTTGAAATAGCCATTAGTTATTTCTCCTATTATGACGTTACATCGCCATTGGCGAACGCGTGATAGTTATTGTTAAATTTGATTAGTACATCTGTAAAAAGATCACCAACCGCAGACTCACCACGATCACTAAAACCGACAATCTTAAAGCCAGCAGTAGTATCAACAGCAGTAGCATCAACAGCCAAAACAGATTTGCCCGTAGAAGTGCTAATACTATCAGTCGCGCCCGGAGTAGATGCAAAGAACGTGTTACGTCCTAGCAGGGCTTGTGCAACAGGAGCATCCGCCTGAGCTTGGAAAGTAACGCCCGGGTCAGTTACAACGTAAGCAGTAGCGTTAGTAGTGTTTGATGGGTAATACTGATCGAAGATCAATTGGCCTTGAGCGTTAATGTACTCACAACCAACGAATACACCCAAAGCACCGCCATTAGCAACACCAGCAAAATTGTTAGTATTGTTAGCAGAACCTGTATCAACCGATAGTTGAACAAAACCATCTTTTAAAATTACAACTGATCCGTAACCAATGTTTTGAGCCACACCGGCAGGATTTAATAAATATGCGTCACGAGCGCCATTGTAGGCAGACCCATCGGCATTTTTTACGGGGACTAACCCGTATGGAGAAGCTGTAGTAGCCATTATAAAACTCCTAAAAAATTAAATTAATTTAGCCTTTTCCGAAAGTAACCTTAGATTTCCTATCATTAAATAGGGGCATTCTAGGGTCATTTTCCCGCATAAGGTTGTTATCGACTGAAGCCATTTGCGACTGTGATTGCTGGTTATAATAAGCATTACGCTCGTCAACCATCTCCACAGGCGCTTTACACAACATCAACCCACCAATAACTACATTGTCTTTAAATCTATCATTCTCGATAGTAACAAGTGTAATTTCTGGATGATCCGATGCTTTCACAGCAGTCCAACCTTCTCTCAATTTAGATGAGACGTTCATGCCGTCTACATTTCCTCGGGTAGAAATCCTAATCCAACGATATACATACCCCTCTTCTTGGTTGGGGGACGGTAAAACCTCTGGACGTTTCCATGCAGTTTTACGAGCAGTTTTCTCACGGGTTTCTAATTCACGATCTAATCTGTTATCAGCCATTATCTATTCCTCATCTCTTCAGCAACCTTTTTGGCGTATAGTTCAAGCGGTACTCCTAATTTTTTAGCTACAGCTACTTGTGAACGCGTTAATTTCACCTTTTTAGGTGATGTGCTCCGCGACGCGGGAGCGACCACATTAGCTTTTCGCTTTTTAGTTTCTTGCTCTGTTTGTCCATCTTCTCCGAAATAATCAGAAAAGGTGGTTTGCATACGAGAGTTAATTGTCTCGTAGTATTCATCACTGCTAGGGTCTACACCTTCTCTTACAATCTTGTTGTGTACGCCCATAGCGTATGCAGTCATTTCCTCATCATCACCAAACCAAGCGTTTTCTTTTGCCCAATCTGATGCTTTTGCGTCAGGTTGTACTGCCTCTTCTTGCCTTTGTACAGGAACTTCTTCTTCTTGTAAAGTTATATCTCCTAACTTATCTAACTTTATCTTAGCATCTGTTAGTTTTTCCTGTGCATCTAAAACTTTTTGCGCGTCTCCAGCATCATACGCTTTCTTATATGCGTACTTAGCCACATTCACATTTTTTTCAGCATCTTTTTTAGAACTTTCTAGTAACGCTTTTTGAGTTTTTGTTTTAACCTCATGCAGTTCTCTGTTCTCGTCAGCTAACTGTTTAGCGTATTTTTCAAGCTCTCTACGTTCACGTTCAGCAGTCTCTTTAGCCCTACGTTCATCGTGGTAGCCCTTACTAAAATGTTGAATGCGTTTACGAACTTTCTCAGAGTAATTTTCTAACTCTTCTTCCGTAACATCTTCTGGAGCCTCAGATGCCTTACGATTACGATCTTTCTTAGGAGTGTCGTCTACTACTTCTATTTCGACTTCTTGCTCCTTTTTGTAATCATCTGCTTCTTTTTTACCTGAGACATCAATTTCTACTGCCCCAGAATCCTCGATTTCGAGGTCATTATTTTCTTCCTTCTCATCAGGAAACTCAAACTCTACTTTTTGAAAACCCATGTTACTCTCCTTATTACGCTCGTGCTACAGCACGGGGATCGGCTACAACGGCTTCGACTGAATCATCATTCATTAAACGAAACTCGGTGTTACCCACTTTAAATCGCGTGCCAGTATTAGCACGGAACATTACATAGTCACCTTCCTTACACCACGGAGCAGCAAACCTTTCTTTGTCAGAGTAGGCTTCTGTACCCATATCTACCACTAAACCAATAGTAGATAGAACGTGATCCAAGTGTTGCTCTTTGCTAGATTTTATAATGCGGCTTTCTCCAAAAGTTTCTTCTACTTCGGGTAAAGCTACAAGTATTCTATATCCAACAGGAGTCGGTAACGCTTCTTCAAGCTCCTTCTCATTTTCTGGATCTTTTTGAACAATCTTTAAATCACTCATCGTCATCCTCCAAATGTGTTTGCATGTCTGCAATGAAGTCTTTTGCAGATTTTAAGCCTCTGATTACACCCACAGTTTCTTTATATTGAGCAAAATCTTTAGCATTGCCTGCAGCAAGATAGTATTCGGTGTTCCTTACACCATCATCTATCTTCTCTATCAGCACGTCTAAGACGGTAGTAGCCATAAGTTATTCCTTACGTTTTTGGTTAGTTGCGTTGACCTCAGTCTTCAATAGTTCTAGGTCAAGTTTATTGGTGGTGGCACGTCTATCTGCCGCCAGTTTTGCGCCCGCTTTCTGGGCATCAATCTCCAACTCCTGACGATCAATAGCCAGTTGTTGTTGGTCGATTTGGTTATCCATCTGATCTTTCTGAGCCTTACGTTGTACTTCGGCTTGTTTGATCTGAGCCTCAAGCTGGTCTTTCTGCGCTTTGAGTTGCACTTCTTGCTGCTTGAGTTGCATCTCTTGTTGCTTGAGTTGGATAATAGGATCTTGAGCTTTCTTCTGCGCTTCTTGTTGCGCTTGTTTCTGTTGGTTCTCCGCTGATTGCTGTTGACCTGCTTCCATAGCTAGACGTGAGAGTTCTACTTCTATCTCTGGTACTAGCTCTTCGTTTGGTAGAGGTAACGGTGCACCTAGTTTCTTCTCTAGTTGTGCTCTGTAACGGAATCCAACGTGTTCTGCTATATGCGCTTGCATCGCTTGCATCATCTGCTGCGCTGCAGGGGATTTGCCCAATGAACCCATAATTGTAGGGTCTTGCATAAACGCAGTATGCGTAGCAATGTGGGCTTCGTGGTCTTGGTTTAAGAACGCTTTTATAGGGGTACCGGTTAGCGCACTCATGTTCTCGCTGATCGGATCTGTTGGTTTTACATCGTCTTTCGTAGGTACCAACTTGTCCGCGTTTTTCACACCCAACACCTCAATCATCTGACGGTGTAACTGGGGTAAATTATATATCTGTGGAGCTTGCTGTGACATTTGTAATACAGTCTGATACTGAACTACACGCTGAGCCATAGTCGTACTGTTAGGATCACTTACTGGTATCACCTCGACCATCTCATAGTCGCTTCTACGTGCAGTTATCTCTCCCCTATGTGGCTCATATCCATACTCTTCTGGCGCATTCTCTGCCATAAGCTCTTTCAACATACGGAACTCTAACTTCATCGCATAATGCACACGCGCCTGTACAGCAGCCATAGGCTTCAATGCACGCTCTAATAAAGCTAGGGTAGTACCTACTGGCGCATTCGCAGACATATCAGAAATGTCCATATCAGCCACAGCACCTAATCTACGACCTTCTGTAGTAATCTGATTAAGTAACGCTAATAACGTTTGACTAGGCTCTTTATATGGTAGCGGCATAATGTTGTCACGTATGCTACCTGACGGCACATCTACGTCTTTAAACTCGCCCGGCTCGATAGGCTCATCATCACCCTTAATACGTAACCCACGAGACTTTAATCCGCCCGGAAGGTTAGATAGCGTACCAGCGTCTACCAATTGCCGTATAATCGACGTTCCTGCTTTAGCGTACCCACCTATAATATGTATCAGCCCAAGGCCGTAGAAGCCAAATCCGGGCACGTAAGAGTAATGTACAAAATGCTGACGCTTCATTTCTAGCTCATCATCTTCTTCATAATTACGTCTAATAGATAACAATTCACCTGTACTGCGCTCTAGAGTAACTACATACGGTTTAGCTAGATCATCTTCATCATCAATACCTTCAATAACAAGGTGAGCATGAATCTCATACAGGGTGTAACGATCATCGCTAGACATCTGATAACCAGCTTCTTCAGCCTTACGCTCTTCAATGTCTGTTTGGTATGATGCGGGCTCATCCATATCTACATCAGCATAAAAACCATTAGCTTGTAGCCTACGCAAGTCATTCTTGGTCTTACGCATTACATGAGTAACACGCTCCGCTTCTTCAATGTTAGATGCTCCATATGGAACAATTACATCTTCTGCTGGAATATAAATAGCACACTGTCTACCCATATTAGGATCAAAATAAACCTTCTTAAATGCCGAACCTGCAAGGCCTAAACTATACAACATACGCTCATGTTCCGGACGATACTCCACCATGCGATCTGTAAGTTGGTAGTTCATATCCGCACGTACGCGCTCACCCGCTTCTTCCTTCTCACGAGTTTCTTTACCTAAGATTTTTATCTTAACTGGGCCCTGTGCAGGGAATGTCTCTGACATAGCTTCTGCTTGGAATCTAATAGCTGCTTCTGCTAATACAGTAGAGTGTACCCCGCAAGCTCCTTCCCACGGTGCAGTACGCTCCTCATACTTAAATCCAAGGATGTCGAGTCCTTTTACATAAGTCTCAGCCCAATCCTTTCGGCTCTGTATGTCAGATTCTACTAAACCTATAAGCTCGTCTACTAAAATATTTTGTTCTTTCTCATCTAACATGTCCATTAAGTTAGCATCAAACTCGGTCATGTCTTCTTCTTCACCCGGAATAAGGGTAATCTCTACGTCACCGTTATCCAACGTAACCATCTCAGGATCTACAATCTCAATCTCTAACTCTTCACCTGTAAGGTTTTCGCCTTCAGGAGCTTCCGCTAACAAACTTTTCTCAATAGCCATTTTAACCTCTAATAATATCCGACACTTCTTCTGGAGAAGTATTTCATTTCGTCTGGCTCATCTGAAGGTAGTCTTATAAATCCGCCCTGCCTAAACCGCATAAGCGCCATAACCGTAGAATCAACCAAATCATCATTACTCATAAACGGGAACCCAGCAATCTCTTCAACAACTTCCTCAGCCCATCGAGTTTGGGGTACCCACACCAACTCAGAAGCTATAATATCAGATACAGAGTTCAAACGGGCTAATTTATCACCA